TCGGGGGTAATGGTAATTAACACAGTGAATTTCAACAAGATTATCGAGAAAAAAATACATGAGAAACTTTCAACCATTAACCGTCAACGAGATAAAAAGCTCTACGGGATATTAACTCATGGGAACAGATACATTTCCGCTATGATGTTTAAATTGGACTCATCTTGGAAAGCAAGAACTATTGTTTCCTATGATGACAATGCTATACAATTAAAATTTAATGCATTAACAAGTTCTACGGAGATTTACCTAACTCAAAATCATGATGGTGCTTATCTCGCTCGATTGTTTACAAATGTTTAAAAAACAACGGCAACCATGATTTTTATTCAAAATGCACTCAATCAATCAGCAGCATAAAATTAATAAATAATAGTTAACCTACAAGCTTATATCATTATTTAATGAGAAGTTAATGTAGTCTAACATCATTCAAAGTTGCTGACGGCAGATTCGAGTATTGCCGGCAGCAATATTCATGTGACAAACTAGGAAGATCCATTGATCGGCTGTATTCATGAGCGCGAATTTTCGCCATCAACTCGTCAGTAAACACAGAAATCCACTGGATAGCCAGCCGTTTCTCTTCACCACAACGCTCACTAGCCGCTACAAGCTTGATAAAGAAATCAATACGCTGGAGTTTTAAAGACTACAATAAATAGCCCTGCATCTTCCCTCCTGCTCACACCACTGGATAAATAACCATATATATACTTTAAAAAAACAGTTTAAAATCACTTTCCAGATGTAAAAACCTTTTTTACCTTTAAATCGCATACTACCCAGTGGATTACTAAAAATATGAATCTGACTTCATTCATGAATACAACTAACGCCATTTGTCATCATCCGGTCCGGTTTTAGCAGTGCGTTTTTCACTATTTCGCATAAACAATCATCCTGAATTTTAGAAAAAGAATGCCCGGCGAGTTTACGCTATTAATTTCTGTTTTGGGTTAATTAGGAATGGTTAGCCGTTTGGGAAACAAACTCACCACTGCACAAAATTATTCATTGTTTTTATCAGCTCCCGAGTTTCGTCAGTGAGTAGTGATGCGAATGAAGGTTCGTTGTTAAGCATGACCACCTCGACTCAGACCGAACGATGAACCAATGCCCTCACCGTATCGACAACGCTTACCATGGCAGGATTTTCTTGTCGCCGCGCCTGTCGTGAAATGACGGTAAGCGCCATTAGTCGGGTAATAGAATTGACACTTTTGATAACCTGGCGGCGGATGGTTGCAGTTAGCTGAACACCAGAAGCCGCACTTAAAGCAACACGGCCGTTCTCGGCGGTGGCTTTCAGGACGTACTGGGGCATTATTTTCTCTCCTGCAACTTCATGGTTAGTACACACGGCAGGCAATGAATCTGCGCCGGGAACACGTTGACTAGAATTGAGTCTTCGGTAAGCTCAGTCAGCAGACAGATATCTGGCGCATTCAGCTGGTGTGGTTGAGCTTGTTGCGCAGGGGCTGAACTTTCATTCCTGCTCGTTCTGCCAGCTTCGCCATGTTGTGACTTAAAGCTAAGGTGCGGCAAGCTTCATCAAAATGGCTTTGTTTAGAAACTTTATAATCAAACATAGTTCTCACCTCTGAACTTATCGCAAAATCGAACCCTAAAACTGACTGCGATAAGCGAACGTTTCTAATACCGACAGTGCATCTACAGTCAGAGAAGCCCTGTTAATCATGACCTTTTCGCGCTTTTTATCTTTACGGAGACGATGGCGTGGAATGCGACCATCAGCCAGCATGTCATTGATCGTATCGACTGGAAGGCCTGTAAGTTCGCTGTAGCGTTCAATTGTGACGTGCGGTGTATATTCAGAGTGATTGAAATGTTTGGGGTCATGGTGCAACATTCCTTCTTTAGTTCGGCTTGTGGCGAGCCGTTGTTTATCGTGATTAGTTGTGAAGGCTCCAAAAGAACACTTCCAGTTCAACTTTAAGATCGCTTTTGGAGTCTGTAGAAGCAATTTAGATTGTTTTGGAGGACTTTTGGATCTCAATAGCGGCGGTAAAGAAGTGATTGAGCGGTTAGTTGAAGCATACGGTTTCAGCACACGACAGGCCCTTTGCGATCACTTGGGCGTGTCCAAGAGCACCATGGCTACGCGCTACATGCGGGACCTCTTTCCTGCAGATTGGGTTTTGCAATGCGCAATAGAGACAAGGAACTCTCTTAAATGGCTATCTTTTGGCGAAGGAGACAAGAAAAAAAGTCTAGACATAGACACTCGTACGTTGCCTAAAAAAAGATTAAAAAATGGACGATTGGAAGATGATGGTTCATATATCTTTGATAGAGCATTTCTACCTACAGATTTAATAGAGGCAGTTGTCGTATCTGACGAACACTCAGAATTTATCTGTGAAATGAAATTCGAAGATGTACGCGATGGAAAGTGGATGGTAGATATAGATGGTGAAATATCTTTTAGAATAATAACCCGTCTTCCCGGAGGTCGAGTTCATATTACTTCAGAAAATCATTCATTTGAGTGTGCATTAACCGATATTGTTATAGTTGCAAAAGTCATGATTAGTTGCATTCGCTGACATCACATATTCAACAAAAGGATATTAAAATGAAACGTGGAGAATTTGATTGGCGATGGGATGAGCAGACGACATTTTCATTGAATGGCGAGGACGAACATTTTTCAGAAGATAAACTAGAACGAAGAATGTACGCAGAGTATCTTTATTATTATCTTGAAAGTAAGGGTCGCATTAACAACACCGTCATCAATCTAAATGCCGAATGGGGAGCAGGAAAAAGTTTTTTTATAAAAAGATTTTATAACTCAATAAAAAATTCCCACCCCTGTGTTTATATAGATGCATGGAAACAAGATTTTTCTGATGATGCTTTCTTAACTTTATTCTCTTCATTATCACAACAACTTCAGAAATATGCAGGTGATCTTGACGCTCGTTTGATAGAGTGCGGTAAAGCTATCGGTCGATTTACCAAAGGCGTGATCCCAGTAATTCTTTCTGGCCTCATGAAAAAATACACCGGAGTTGAAAGTGTTGGTGATATAGCTAAAGAAGCATCCCAATTAATGCTACAAGAACACCAAGAAAAGCTAAAAAGTATTCTGAGTTTAAAAAAAGAGCTTTCTCTGTGGTCGAGATTGGCTTTTGAGAAAGGATTCTCAAGCCCCATATTTATTTTCATAGATGAATTAGATAGATGTAGACCAGACTACGCAATTTCTTTACTTGAGATTGTAAAACATATCTTCGATATCCCTAACTTTGTCTTTATAATTGCAACTGACACAGATCAACTACAACATTCAATTAAAAACATATATGGTAACGATTTTTCAGCAAATGATTATTTAGGGCGCTTTTTCCATAGACGTTTTACATTGAAATCACCAGAAATGAATGTGTTAATCAATGGTATAGTTAAAAATAGATTAGGTGAGAGTTACGGTGAAAAATCCGTTCAATTATACCCAATAACATCTACCATTGAGAATTTCTCATCAAATATATCATCAATATTTGAGGCCTTTGAACTCAATCTCAGAGACTCTATTCGTAACACTGAAAGATTAATAGATCTTATGCAGTCAGATTTACTTAGGAAAAAATTAGATTACATTTTCCTTTTGACATTAATGATTATATATGACAAAGATCGTCATATAGTTGATGCTTTAATTGGAAGAAGCAGAGATGAGAATAAATTACCTAATCTAATAAAAGAAAGTAAGAACCTAAAAGGTGTATCTAAATCCCATATAAATCTGACATTAGATACACGACAAAAAACATTGGGTGTAAATTACTATTACAGAACAGTAAGTAGCAGAATGTCCATGTCAGAAATTGAGCCAGAAATAGACATATTATTCCTTAGTTACTTAACTCAGGCAATTTATTTCATAAATAACATACACGAGTTGAAAATTGATATTTTGAGATCCGGTTTAAATTCATTAATGTCGTTCAATCCAGGGCCTATAAGTAGTGATGAAAAAATTAAATATCTAAATGGCGCACTTTTGGAAAAGGATCATGATTTACAACTCTATTCCTTACACAACTATGTAGAGTTCATAGAGTTAGCAACTTCATTTGATTAAGTAAATGTTTAGCTCTATAAAATCAAACATTGACCACTGTTCAAACATACAGTTAAATTTAGCCCTCAAACACGAGGGCTTTTTTATGGCAGTATGAAAACTCGACACCGGAAAATGGATCTGTGAATGCTACCCCGCCGGGCGCAGCGGAAGGCGCGTGCGTAAACAATTCGCTACCAAAGGCGAAGCGCTGGCTTTTGAGCGTTACACGATGGATGAGTCAGAGGCTAAGCCCTGGTTGGGTGATTCAGGCACGCTGGCGTGAAGCTGTGAACCTAACCCGTTCGCAGCTCACCAAATACCGGATCACTTCGTCAGAACCAAAGGCAAGAAGAACAGGAGTATCCCGATCAGCCAAGAGCTGTACGAGGAAATCATTGCCCTGGACGGCTTCAAGTTTTTTACAGATTGCTACTTCCAGTTCTTGTCAGTGATGGACAAAACCTCCATTGTGCTTCCGCGCGGCCAGCTCACCCACGTTCTGCGCCACACATTTGCAGCGCACTTTATGATGTGGGGAGGAAACATTCTTGCCTTACAAAAAATTCTCGGCCACCACGACATCAAAATGACCATGCGCTATGCTCACCTGGCCCCTGACCACCTTGAAACGGCCCTGCGCT